TGCAACATTGATATGAGTTTGGACACGTTTTTAAATTTGGTTGGTTGCTCCATATTCGGTGCTTTAGGGGTTACTTGCCTGGTATGTGCTATTGCGTTTTCAGCTTTGCACCAACTTCTATTTACGGTTATGTGCTTCCTGATGTTCTATGTACTTTATACAGATAACCAGTACAATACAGAAAGCGTACAGCACTATTTCAGAAAAATGTTGAGGGCTAAAAGAATAAAGAAAGCAAGGAGGGTGTAAAATGGAAGTATGGAAAGATATACCAGGATATGAGGGGTTATATCAAGCCTCTAATCAAGGGAAAATAAGGAGCTTGGATATTTCAATTACTGAGAAAGGAGGTAAAGAAAGAATACACAAAGGGAAGTTACTTAAAACGTATAAAATCCATAACGGGTATTTGTGTGTCTGCTTACAAACCAAAGGAGTAAGAAAACATTTCCTGGTTCATAGATTGGTAGCTATGACATTTATTCCCAATCCTCAGAATTTAGAAACAGTAAATCATAAGGACGAAAATAAAGAAAACAATCATGTGGATAATTTGGAGTGGCAAACTCTATACCAAAACAACAGACATGGCACACGTGATGACAGAATGCGCAAATCATTATCTAAGTCTGTTATGCAATACTCAATGGACGGAACTTTTATAAGAGAGTTCGATTCTTTAGCTGCTGTAAAAAAGATCTTAGGTTTTAATGCAAGTAGCGTAAATAAAGCTGCAAGAGGTATTTACAAGTCCTCTAATGGTTATATCTGGAAATATAAAGAAGAGTGATTATGGTAAAGTTAGAGTTATACCAGCTTAAAAATATAATATCAACGATGGCGGAACTTGGTGCTGCTACTTATGCAAAGAAGGTATTTCCGGCAAAAGATCTCATTTCCCAAAGGGAGGCTTATAAATCATTCGGTGAGGCTCGTGTAAAACGGTGGGTACGCCAGCAACTTGTACACCCTACAAGGAATGGGGCAGAGAAACGCTCCAAAATACTATACTCCAGAGCTGAATTATTAACTATCGAAAAGACAGAGAAAATAGACACTTATATAAACAAATTATGAAAGAAGTATTCTTAAAGAAATTGATCCTAAAGAATTTCAAGAAAATTCAGGACCTAACAGTAGAGTTTACAGATAAAAATACCTTTATCTGTGGTGGAAATGGCACAGGAAAGACAACGCTTCAAGATGCGTTCTTGTGGCTGGTTTTTGGGAAGGACAGCACGAATAGGGCTGATACCAACTTTAACATTAAAACGTTGGGAGAAGATGGAAAACCAATCTTACACCTTGTACATAGCGTAACTGGTGTATTGTCTATCAATGGCAGAGATGTTGAACTGCAACGTAACTATGTTGAAAAATGGGGAAGTGGTGTAAACGCTGGTGTCCTTCAAAACCATGCTACAGAGTTTTATTTGAATGGTGTAAAACTCAAAACGAAAAAGGAGTATGATGCGGAAGTAGCAGCGATCTTGCCGGAAGATGTTTTTAGAATGATTACTAACCCGTTATATTTCCCGACCATGAAGGCGCAAGATCAGAAAGCTATGCTGCTTGAAATGGCTGGTAACGTTACAAATGAGGAAGTAGCCAATATCAATCCAAAGTTTCAAGAGCTGATTAGTCTTATTTTCGGCAGAACCTTAGAGCAATTAGCCAAAGAAATAGCCTCTAAGAAATCAGCTATCAAAGATGAGTTAAAGGGTATTCCTGGTAGAATTGATTCGGTACGTGATGCAATGCCTGAAAGTGAGGACTGGGCGGTTTTGGAGAAGGAAATAGCCGACAAAAAAGAGAAAATTAAAGATATTGATAGCCAGTTAGCCGATAAAAGCAAGCAGATAGAAGCAGAGTTCAAAGCCAAATCTGAGTTGCAAAAGCAAATCGGGAACAAAAAACTTGCCAAGTCGCAAAGAGAAAATGAGATAAGACAAAATGCCAATAAATCCTACCATGACGTACTGGATAATATTTCAAAGCTGGAATATCAAGTTAAAAGCAAGGATGCTGAAATATCCCGTAAACAAGAGGATCATTCTCGTATCAAAGCTACTATCGAAGCTCTAAATAATGATTTGGAAGTATTGAGAGGTAAGTTCTATGCCATAGATGCGGAAACGTTACAGTACCCGGAAGGAGCTTTTATTTGCCCGACTTGTAAAAGAGAGTTGGAGGTAGAAGATATTCAAGCCAAGCAACAAGAATTACAGGACAACTTTAATCTCAACAAGGCAAACCGACTGAAAGCAGTGCAAAATGAAGGCAAGGAAAAAGCTGCAAAAGTTGAAGAGCTTAAAAAGCAGTGTTCAATTATTCAAGCTGCTATAACTCAGTTGAGTAACGAGAAAGAAATATTGGTGCATAATATCAATGAATGTAAAGGGAATATGCCAGAAGAACAAGATACACAAAAGATCATTCTTTCCGATCCTACCTGGCTTTCTCTCAGTAATGAAATCGTAGATCTTGAAAACCAGTTAAAGGCAGAAGCCAAACCTATAGACACAACAGAGTTGAAAGAAGCTAAGGCTATTCTTTCTGAGGCTATAGATGAACTGAATAAGAAGCTGGGCAAACGTGATACTATAGAACGTTCCAATAAAGTTATTGAGGATCTGGAGGATAGAAGAGATAAAAACAATGAAGCTCTGGCAGAACAAGAACGTTTGGAGTTTTTGGTACAAGACTTCCAGAAAGAAAAAGACAACAAGCTGATGGAACGTATTAACGGAATGTTCTCTTTGGTTAAGTTCTCGTTTATTAGCGAAAAGTTGAATGGGAATGAGGCTATAACCTGCTTTTGCTCTGTAGATGGTGTGCCGTTTGCCGATGTAAACAATGCTTCAAAAATCAATGCTGGGCTGGATATAATAAACGCTATATGTCGATCTGTAGGTATCACAGCACCCATTTTCATTGATAATCGGGAAAGTGTGAACGATCTTATACCTACCATGTCGCAAGTAATAAACCTCGTGGTTAGCAAAGATAAATCTTTGATGATACGTGTTGCCGGAAATGGAACAATGGAAGAATACAAACAACTTTAAATAATAATTTTATGACACAAGAAAATTCAAGTGGTACACAAGTAGTTAGTACCCAATCAACGAAAATGCCAGCACAGGCAAAAAAAATAGATGTGCTGAAAACTATGCTTAACGCTCCTTCTGTAATGGAACAATTTAAAAATGCGCTGTCTAAGAATGCTTCCACATTTGTTGCTTCCATTATTGATCTATACAACTCGGATTCAAATTTACAATTATGCGAGCCGAAAGCGGTTGTAGCGGAATGTCTGAAAGCTGCTGTTTTGAAATTGCCAATTAATAAGGCTTTGGGGTACGCTTTCATTATCCCCTTCAATAACAGCAAAAAAGTAGATGATTTGGACGAAAAAGGTAAGCCCAAAATAGGCTCAGACGGTAAGCCTATCCAAAAGTATATCAAGGTTATGGAGCCAACGTTTCAACTGGGGTACAAGGGTTATATTCAGCTTGCGGAAAGATCCAATCAATACCGTACCATTAACGCAGATGTCGTTTTTGATGGTGAAGTTCGTAAAGTGAACAAACTTACTGGCGAGATCGCTTTTGACGGAGAAAAGAAGTCTGATAAGATCATAGGTTACTTCTGCTATTTTGAATTGCTTAACGGCTTCTCTAAGACGTTGTACATGACTGTTGAACAAATGGCTACCCACGCCAAACGCTACTCCAAAGGGTTAAAGAAGGAAACAACCGTAGAAAGCCTTATGAAACTTGCCGAGCTGCCTTTCTCGGCAGACAGTAAAACCGTTGGATGGCTCGGTAATTTTCATGGGATGGCTATCAAAACCGTTATCAGAAATTTACTTAGTAAATACGGCTATCTCTCTATAGAAATGCAACAAGCATTTGAAAATGATGTTGAGGGTGCGGAAGAGCATACAGACGCTATGCCCACAATGGGAACACAACGTTTTGATGTATCAGATGTTAGCTTTGAGGAAGTTTCTAATACCAGTGCCAATACTGCAACGGCTTCCAATGAAAATAAGCCAGGTTTCTAATGGGAATGGAATTAAGAGTTTTGGGCAGCTCGTCCAGTGGTAATTGCTACATACTGGATAACGGCAATGAGGCTTTGATTATTGAGGCTGGAATACGTTTCATAGACGTAAAAAAGGCTTTGGATTTCAATATTCGCAAAGTCGTAGGCTGCTTAATAACTCATCAGCATAACGATCATGCTAAATATGCTAAGGCAATGGTAGATTGTGGCTTTCATGTATTGGCTCTTCCAGAAGTGATAGAAAGCAAGGAATTGAAAGGTTCCAGAGTAAAAGCCATTAAAACAGGATCGGGCTATCTGCTTGGTGGTTTTCGGGTGATCCCCTTCCCTGCTTTCCATGATGTACCTTGTGTTGGCTATTTCATTAAGCACCCGGATTGTGGTAGTATTATGTTTTTAACGGATAGTTGCCAGTCTGGATATACTTTTTCTGGATTGAATCATATACTGATTGAATGTAATTACTCTGATACAAAACTGATAGAAAGCATTAATGCCGGGCGTGTCCTTCCTACACAAAGAAACAGATTAATGGTTTCTCACATGGAGCTGGAAAGTTGCAAACAAGCTCTAAAAGAAAACGATTTGAGCAACGTTGCAAACATAGTTCTTTTACACCTCTCATCTAATAACAGCGATGAGCATTTATTTGTATCTGAGGTGCAAAAAATTACTGGAAAGGCGGTTTATGCTGCTAAACCAGGTTTGAGTATAACCTTAAACAATTTTTAGGTATGATACAAGGATTTTCAGAGCAAACAAAACCTCTAACCGATTATGAGGACAAAGTTATTCTGCCTCTCATAGTACAAGGGCTTCACGGTAAGGTAGGTAAATATAAAGCGATTACAAATAAAGCGATGTGTTCGGCTTTAAAGTCTTATGGGTGTAAAATTGATAGTCCACGAATAAGAAAGATTATCAACCATATTAGACTTTCGGGTATGGTGATTGGGCTGATCGCCACAAGTGAAGGCTACTATATCGCAGAAACACGTAAGGAGCTGGAAGATTACCTGAGAAGCCTTGAAGGTAGAGAAGGAGCTATACACGCAGTTAGAAAGAGTTTAGAAAAACAGCTACAGCTATATGACAAATAAAGTTTTGATAGAAAAGAAGGGTGGGCTATTTAACCTTAGACCGTTATACGACTTGTTTTCTCATTCGGTAGATGGGATTTACCAGGTAATAGTGAAAAAGGTTAGGAAGCCACGTTCCAACGATCAAAACGGCTGGCTATGGGGGTGTATCTATCCAATGCTGTTAGATGGGTTGCTTAATGCCGGATGGGAGTTTACAAGCGTGGAACAAGTACACGAGTTTTTTAAGGCTCAAATGACTAAAGACAAAGTAGTAAACAAGCATACGGGTGAGATTATAGAGTTTCCCGGATCAACTGCAACAATGGACACGTTAACATTCTCAACATATTGCGAGAAGCTCAGAGAGTATGCTTTGGAATACTTGAATATAGAAATACCTGATCCCGATCCTAACTGGAGGAAAGCCGATGAAGAAAATACCTAATCACTTGGTAAATGAGCTTATCCGGCTTATTCCAGTGCTAATAGAAAATATCCCACACGAAGGTAGAAGTACCAGAGTGGATAATGCGATACGATTAACTAACAAAATTGTCAAACGATTAAAATCTTTAAAAGATGAAAGTAATTGAAATTACTGAGATTGAAGTAAAGGCAGCTTTAGACGTTGCTAAAAGTGAAGAAGTGAAAAACGTGTTGGTAGCCTTGTTCTGCAAAGGTGAAAAGAAACCAACCCCTACCCTTGATGATTACACGACAATCCGAAGTTATGAGGATGCGTGTGCTGCTTTAAAGTGTTCCCCTATTGATGAGAAGGCTTTGCGTTCTGCTGGAGTAAGAAAAGGGATTATTGCCTTAATCAAACTTGAAACAATCAGTCGGGCTTTGTGGGGTAAGAATTACCAGCCTAAACCGGATGCAAGCGGTAACAGCCGTTTCTATTTCCCCTGGTTTGCTTTGTGGACTGAGAGAGAAATCAAAGAAACAGAAGGGCTTGTGTATATTCCAATTATTGACGCTCTAAACAATCGTGCGGGCTTCGGTTATGCGTATACGAATGACGCCCCCTCGAATACGTATGCGAGTGTCGGCTCTCGGCTTTGGCAAGAATCAAGAGAGAAAGCAAAGTATTTCGGGCAGCAATTCATTGAATTGTGGTTTGATTATTTGATGTTTAATGTAAAGAAGGTGCAAGAATGACAACAATATTTTATATACTGATAGCCTTCTGCCTTTTCTTTGAAGTGCTGAATTTGGCAGCTTGCAAAAAAGTTTTCGCTGCTGTGGAAAAGTATAAGGACAAAAACGATCTCACTGAGATAAGCCCGGTTTTCGCTGTTTGGAGAATGTGCAACTGGATCTACCTTATATTGTGCTTCATAGGTTTAATAAGCTCTCAATGGATAGGTTTTCTTGCATTGATTGTTTTAAGCCTTATCCCTAAGAAGTGGTTTACATGGAGAATTATAGATAACATATTAGGAATCGCAATCTTACTGTTTGTTCTCTTGAATAAGTACCACTTTCAAATAGACTTCAATTCATTAATAATCAAACTTATTTTGCAATGAAAGATATAATGTTGGCTGATACTCCAGTGGAGCAAAGAGCGCAAATTTTACGTGATAGCTGCGATGAGGTCGTAGAGAAAAGTTATCTCTCAAAGTTCTCTCAGGAAGAAACTAATGAGCTTCGGGCTAACCTTGTAGAAGTTCAGATACAGATGCAAGAACTGACAGAAAATTTTGATGTAGTTAAAGCTGACTTCAAAGGAAAAATGAAGCCACTGCAAGAACGGATCGGAAAAATGCTTGATGATTTGAGAAAAGGCGGTGAGTACATTAAAGGTGAGTGCTACAAGTTCATAGATCAAGACGAAGGAAGAGTAGGTTACTATACGCCAGACGGTTATTTGCTGGAGGAAAGACCTATGAAGCCGGAAGAAAGGCAGAAAACAATTCAAATGGCAGTGCGCTTGACTGGCACAGATAATTAATTTATTAACATCTTAATTTTTTAAATATTATGGAAGAAAAAAACAAAGGTTTGAACATTAACATCGAACATTACACTGGAGAGAAACCTATTGAAGTAGTTTATAGACTTGGTGACGCTGCACAAGCACAACAACCGCTTGCAACCAAAGCCCCGGAAAAGATCAGTGTTTCCGGCACTATCTCCACTCCGTATGAATGGCTTTCAAAGCGAATAGATACTGTAGATCAGAAACGTGCAAATGTCGTTGTGAATCGTGAGAAAATGACAATTCAGCTCACTGTAAACGAAGATGATTATTACAATAAAAACACATTCACTGGTACGGTTGAAGTATCTGAAACGTTTGAGAAGTTCGGTATTAATGATGGTGAAAAGGGCTGGATCCCTGCCAAATTAGGACAATTCTTGCGTCTGAATCGTGGTTTGTTTGAAGATAAAGAAAAGTGCATGGTACTTGTTTCCAATCTCAAAAACTTCAATGCAAAAGCAAAGGCAGAGATTGAGAAACAAAGAGATCCTTCTGGTTCCGTTGCTGATGTTTACCGTTGCCAGGTAGAAAGTAATTTACCGAAGAGCTTTACCGTAAACATGGCTATCTTCAAGGGAACTGCAAAACAGCCCATCGAAATTGAGTTCGATCATTATCTGACAAATGGAGAAGTGTTTTTGCAACTTGTTTCGCCAGGAGCAAATGAAGTGATGGAAAGTTACAGAGATAAGTGTATTGATGAAGTGCTGGATAAGATCAAGGATATTGCCCCCGATATTGCAATTCTGGAAGTGTAACCGTTCAAACATGATTATAGGAAAGCTGGGAATTATCCCGGCTTCCTTAAAAATTCTCTCTATGGCAAGAAAACAAGAAACTCCTATGCCTTTCTATGTTGGCGATTGGTTGAGGTGTCCTGAATTAAGGGTACTTCCACCAGACGTTAGGGGCTTGTGGATGGATATGTTATGCTATATGTGGGAAAGTGTAGAACGTGGTGTTATGGTTATGCCAAACGGACAGCCTTGTACGAAAGAAGATATAGCCCGTATCATAGGTACGGATTGCTCAGGATCTTCTAAATGGGTAGATTCTTTGATAGAAAACAAGGTGTGTGAAGTTCGGGAAGATGGAGCTATTTATAGTAGGCGTATGGTAAAAGACAACCTGATAAGTGAGAAAAGAAGGCTGGCAGGTAAGAAAGGGGGTGAGATCACTAAGGCAAGGGTTTTCATTCCAAAAGCAGAAGCAGAAACGATCCTACAAGAGCAGCCCCAACAACCGCAACAGGAAGTTTTACTGTTTCCACAAGAAAGCCCACCACCTTTAACGCCAGAGCAGCAAAAAAAGGCTGAGAAGGCAAAAAAATACAAGTATGCTGAGTTCGTAACACTAACAAGGGATGAATACGCTAAGTTATGCGCTGAATATTCTGAGGAAGGAGCCAAACGGATGATTGAAATACTTGATAACTATAAAGGATCAAAAGGGAAAAAGTATAGTTCTGACTATAGAGCCATACTAAACTGGGTAGTAAATAGATATAACGAAGAAATACAAAAGTATGGATATAAACATAAAGAATCAGCTTCAAAAGATCCTGGATCGGCAACTGGAAACGACTACAGAAACACGATTTAGAATAGAAGGATATTCTAAGGAAACGGTTCAGGAAATGCTGCTTATGTGCTATCAGCATGAGGTGCGCAAAAGGCGTATTCCGTTTCAGGAAGATAAGGAAACACTGGAGAAAATAGAAAAGGCTGCAAAATGGCTTACTGGCGATTATAAAGTAGGATTGCTGCTATATGGAATAGTGGGATCCGGCAAATCTACTTTAGGCAAGGCGATTTGTAACCTTATCGGTATTCTACACAATAGCTCCATATCCAGTGAGCGAAAAGGTGTATTCCGGGTTTCAGCTTTGGATTTGGCAAAAAATGTGGCTAATGATCCTATGTACTTCAATAAGCTCAAAAATCAAGAACTGCTTTTTATTGATGATATAGGAACTGAACCAGCAAGTGTAAAAAGTTGGGGTAACGAGTTCTCACCAGTGGTAGAACTGCTTTATGCCAGATATGATAGACAGTTATTCACTATCGCAACTTCCAATCTCAAAGATTCCGATTTTGGGGAACGTTACGGTATAAGAATAGCTGATCGGATGGAAGAAATGTTTGAACGTATTTATTACCAAAACAAGAGTTATAGAAAATGAGTGAGATAAATTGGAACGAGTTAAAAGACAAAGCCCATTCCAACGCTGTAAAACATGGATTTTGGGAAGGCAGACCAAGCGATAAGCGCTTTCTTTGCCTGGTTATTTCAGAGCTTATGGAAGCTGTGAACGCCCATAGAAGAAATAAGTTTGCAAGAGTACCAGCCAACAGAAAAGAAACAATATTCGATGATCGTACTTTCCACCATGAAAACAAGTATTTCAGAGAAAACTTTGAAGAGTATGTGAAAGATACAGTAGAAGATGAATTAGCGGATGCTGCTATTCGATTACTGGATCTTGCTGGAGCAAATAATTTGAATTTAAATAGATTCTGTTTGCAACACGTAGTTACTCCTAAGAAAAGTTTTACAGAAAATATATATGCTATCGTAAAAGATTTGGTGAACTATAAATATTCTCAGGAAGAACAGATTAACTATGCTCTTCACCAGATACGAAGACTATCCGAAATTCTCAAAATTAACTTACTGTGGCATATTGAGCAAAAGATGTATTACAACGAAGGTAGGGAAGATAAACACGGAAAGGAATATTAAAATTTACCAAGTAAACATTATGAATACGAGTTTTGAACGAAGTAAGCAGACAACGGATGAGTGGTACACTCCCAAATGGATAGTGGACGCTTTAGGGAGTTTTGATCTTGATCCATGCGCTCCTGAAAACCGTTTGTGGAACACTGCCAAAAGACATATAACGCCTTCTGAGGATGGTTTAAAAACTGAATGGGGGGGGGTAAGAGTATGGTTAAATCCTCCGTATTCACGTCCTCTTATTGAGCGATTTGTGGAAAAGATGGTAAGGAACAACAACGGTATAGCATTGCTTTTTAATCGCTGTGATAGCAAGATGTTTCAAGATCTCATTTTCCCAAATGCAAGCGCAATAATGTTTGTGAAGGGTAGAATAAAATTCTATCGACCAGATGGTACACAAGGAGATAGCCCAGGGTGCGGTAGCGTTCTTATAGCCTTTGGTGAGGAAAACGCAAAAATACTGGAATATTCTAATATACCTGGTAAATATATAAAACTCAACAATTAAGATGGAAAAGAAAAAAGTAATATTGACCTTATGCAAGTCTTTCCCCGTAACTCATAGCAAAGCTGGCGAGGCTACAGACTTTGAAAAGAAGCTGAAAGACAAAAGTAAGATCCATACAATCCGATACAACGCAAAAAATGTATGGAATGGACGGTATAAAGATATTGTTTCTGGTAAAAAATATCTTTCAATACGTGAATGGACTGGCAGACCGTATAATTCGGAGCAAAAGGAAATAGCCCAATTACCCAAAATCGGACTGCAACACGTAACCATGACATATAGCTCTGAGGATGCTTACCCTGAAATATGGATAGACAACAAGAAAGTTTCAATCCATGAAGTAGCGAAAAATGATGGTCTGAGCGTGGAGGACTTTGTAGAATGGTTTTTCGGGAACAACAAAGAGAATGTTTTTGAAGGTGTAGTTATTCATTTTACAGATTTTCGGTACTGATATGAGCGAACAAGAATTAAAAGAGCAACTTGGTGATGAACTTTGCGAGTTTTGCCCCTGGCGAAAAGGTGAAATAGATCATACGTTCGATTCTCTTTGTGAAGGCTCTTATTGCGATGATGCTTTTGATAACTTTTTAGATGAAAACGAAGGTTATTTCGATGATGAAGAATAATCACTGTAGCGAATGTAAATACTATTGGTGTTATCCTCATACAACCCAAATGTATTGCTACAAGTTAGGTAAACGGATAACAGCCAGAAAGAAAAGCTGTAAACATTATCAACCCAATAGTTAATAAAAATGGAAACTAATGCAACAAAAAGAACTGATATTTTCCAGATAGATCCACGTAACATAGTGGTAATGGATGATTTCAATGCTCGTAGAGATTTCGATTTAGAGGAATTAAAGGAACAAATCAAGGCTAAAGGAGTTCTTAACCCTATTACCGTACTTCCTTTCAAAGATGAGGACGGTATAGAACGGTACAAGCTGGTGGATGGTGAAAGACGCTATCGGGCTACTATGCTTGCGATTGAAGAGGGTACAAACATTCCTTACATTAAGGCTTTGAAGCTGCCTAAAGACACAAGTACGGAAGAGCTTCTAATCGAGCAGATGATGAGAAATGAGGGAAAGCGTTTTTCTGAATATGAGTGCGGTATCATGTTCAAACGCTTTAAAGAAGAGTTCGGATATACCCAAAATGAGATAGCTGAAAAGTTTAAAAAATCTCCGGCTTTTGTGAGTAAATGTTTATCCCTAATGGATCTCCCTATAGAGATTCAGGAACGTATTATAAACAAACAAATATCGGCTTCTGCTGCTAAGGACATTGTAGCCAATTACGATACGGAAGAGGAACAAGTAAACGCCACGAGAAAAGCCGTAGAATTAGCCGAAAAGCAAGGAAAAAGGACTGTTACCAATAAAGAGATTAACGCTGTACAGAAAGAGGCTAAGGAAGCCAAAGAGATAGCTCAGGCACTCCGTAAGGTGTGGGCTTATCTGGATGGAGGTGTTATGGTAGATGTGGATAAGCTGGCTATCCTTCTGGATAAAACAGAGAGTTTGAGTAATGCAATGAAACAATATAAAAAATTGAGTAAATGAAAGTAGTGTTTTTTGACCTGGAAACTACAGGAACGTTAGTAAACAAACATGGGATCCACCAAATTAGCGGTATGATCGTTATAGACGGTGAAGTAAAAGAAACCTTTGATTTCAAGGTACAGCCTAACCCTAAAGCGGAAATAGTGCAAGAGGCTTTAGATGTGGCTGGTGTAACCAAAGAGCAGATTCTATCTTATCCGGCAATGGGGTATGTGTACGGACAATTTACGGCTATTTTGAACAAATACGTGGATAAGTACAATAAGCAGGATAAGTTTTTCCTTGCTGGTTATAATAATGCTTCATTTGATAACCAGTTTCTCCGTGCATGGTTTTTACAGAATGGGGATAAATATTTCGGATCTTACTTCTGGAGCAATTCTATAGATGTAATGGTTTTGGCAACTCCTTATCTGGCTTCTCAACGCTCACAGATGGAAAATTTCAAGCAAGGAACTGTAGCAAAGGCACTCGGTATAGAAATAGACGAAAGCCGGCTACATGATGCCTTGTATGACATTCAAGTATGCAAATCTATTTACGATATTGTTTCACCATATAAAATGTAATGTTATGGAAAAGATTAATATTCAACTTCCTCAGTATTGGAAAAAGAAGAAACTTAACCCGGAGTTTATAAAAGAACTTGAATCAACTGCAAAAAGCGATCCGTTTACAAAAGATGAGTTCGGGGAATATCGGTTTGGTACATTTCTTCATGGTTGCGCTATTGTCAAAGTTGAAATGACTGATAACCTTCTGAGCGTTGCTATTCACAGCCAACATCCTATAGGTTTGCCAATGATTAAGGAGATTCGCTATAAATACGCTCCGAATAATTGTCTTATGACAATGCTAATGCCTTCAAGGGAACAGCAGATTAGCGATAATACCGTAGTGCTTTATCAGATTCCAGGATCTTTTAGCGATACGACAGATGTTGAATTTGAGGAAGGGAAAGAATGATCTATATAGGGATTGATACAGGTGTACATACCGGGATTGCTATCTGGGATAACCGAAAGCGTTCTTTGGAAATGGTAAAACAAATGCCTATTCATAGGGCTATGGCGGTTGTTCAGTCTTATGCGGATATGCAAAAGACGGGTGTAGGCGATAAAATCATAGTAAGAGTGGAAGATCCACGACAACGCACCTGGTTTGGTACAGAGAGAATGACACGTGAAGAGGAACGGAAGAGGCTACAAGGTGTAGGATCCGTAAAACGTGATGCTACAATTTGGGAAGATTACCTTACCGAACTTGGTGTTGAGTTTGAAATGGTTGCTCCTAAACGGAATATAACAAAGATGAGCCAGGAATATTTCAAGCAGCTTACGGGATGGAAAAAGCAAACCAACGAGCATAGTAGGGATGCTGCCATGTTAGTATTTGGCTTTTAGATGTTTTTTGCTCTTTGTTGGCGTATATATACACCAAAATTTATATCTTTGCATTAATTGATAACATTGATATTATGACTATTACGACAACTATCTTTATAGTAGCAGGTGCTTTAGCGGTATTCATTACCGCTATGCACTTTGCAAATCTTTTCCTACCGTATGATCCGATTACACCAGGTAAATCTATTACCGTATATCTGGATGGTAAGTTTAATAGGGTGGCAACGATCACGAGTATAGAGAACGGTTGTATCTATGTGTATGATAAATTCCCGTTGCCATTGCATTATAGAGGAAAATTTTACGCTGTAGGCAGAATGACGGACGGGCATAAGGTTATGTTTTTAGGGAAGCGGAAACTTTATCTGTTGATGCGCTTTGTGGAGGCTTTCAGAAAGATTGCCCGTATTCCTGAATTTGAAAAGGAGGTTTAACATGGAAGAGATAGAGATTGTTTACCGTAAAATCTCGGATCTAACTCTGTTGGATGATAACCCACGAAAGATAAGCAAGAGAGATTTAGAGCGTTTGGTAGATTCCATCCGCATAAATGGTTTCTGGAAGCACCGCCCTATTGCCTTATCTGAGCGTGAAGGAAAGTTATATGTACTGGCAGGACACCAACGGATAAAGGCTGCAAAGAAGCTGAAAATATCGGAAGTGCCGACAATCTTGTACCACAACCTGACCGAAGAGCAGGAAGCGGATATAGTTCTAAGGGATAACATCAACAATGGTGAATGGGATTTTGAAAAGCTACAACTTGGAGATTGGAGCAACAAGGCTGATTTCTCTTTTATCGGTTTAGATATTCCAGTAGAGGATAAACAGCCGGAAGATGAGGAAGCAGCCGATGAAGAACAAGAGGACAACGAGAAAGAGGAAGGCTCGGAAGATGATCCGATAGCGGATGAAAAAGAGGATTTTTACAGATCCATGCTTAACGATTGTTTGTATGAGAGCAATAATGAGTTTGACATTCCTAATTTGTTGCTGGAAGAACAAGCCGGAAAACTTCTTTTGCCTTTTGCCCCCTGGGGAGCTGATAGCCGATTAAGGAAAGATGTTGCTACTTACCACTTCTATGTAGATGATTATCGCTTTGAAGCTATTTGGAAAGATCCGATCAAGGTGCTAACCAGTGGTGTAAAAGCGTTGGTAGAGCCGAACCTTTCCGTTTACGATACAACCCCGATAGCTTACGGTTTACAACAGATTTACAAGAAACGTTGGATAAGCCGATACTTTCAAGAGTGCGGTATCAAGGTGTACGCAGATCTGAATGTTTCTGTGAAGTTCAAAGAGTATAATAAACTGGGCTTACCAAAAGGGTATAACGCTTTTTTCACTCGTGGCTATGCTGGTCGGTTGGAATATCTGAAAGGAGAGCTTGAAGTAGCCAAAGAAATATCCGGCTTGCAAACTCCTAACTTGCTTGTGTATGGCGGTGGTGATGAGATCAGAAAGTTTTGCATAGATAACAGCCTGGTTTACGTCCAGGACTTTATTAACGATAAAAGTTCAAAAAAAGATGGCAAAAACAAGCGGAAGTAATGGAGGTTTGCCGAATGGCGATTCAAACTACAAAGGTAAGGTAGGCAAACTGGAACCTTTGGCTTCAATTAAGAACCCGAAGGTGTACAAGACTGTAAAAGAAAGTATCTCACGTTTTCACTCTGTTTTGGGAGTAAGACAGAAAGATATTAAGATCGGACAACTGGAGGCTGGTACGGGTGGAGTGCATATTTCCCAAAATGGAGTATCTAAACAAGTCGTTTTGAATAAATCCGTTTTCAATGGGAAAAACACCACAACCCAAAGCGTTGCTAAATGGGCTGAAAAAGGCTACAAAAGCGGACACTTGACGAAAACCAACAAGCCAGTAGCACATATTGTTACTCACGAGCTGGCGCACGCAACTTGGAACAACCATTTAACAAGCCCCAATGCAAAGGCAGCAAGTAAAAGCATAAACAGCCTTTATAAGAAATGGGGTAATGATAAGTCGAAACAAGGTTATGGTAAATATGCCAAAACCAATGTAAACGAGTTCTGGGCAGAAGTATGTACAAAAGCCGTTCATGGTAAGGCAGATAAGTACACAAAAGCAGCTAAAGATATAATCAAGAAGTATAAATTATAACGTATATTTGCGGAAAACGCAATAAAATATTGAGCTATGGATAAAATAGAATTAACCGATTTGCAAAAGCAGCTTATTCAAAAGCAGCTAAATGAAAAGTACGATCCGTTTATGGCTACGGAAGAAGAACAAGAAGCCTTCAATGACGTAATAGACAAAGCCGAAGCATTATCGGATGAGTTGGACGCTGTAGATGATTACATAGACAACTACAACGGTGATATGATAGCCTGGTTTTGGGCAAAGTACCAAGAGCAGGAACAAAAGGAACAATGATAAATTAACCAGGTAAAGAATTAATCAGGTGGGAGTTCCTATCTGATTTTTTCTTTCCTTAATTGGTGTATATGTACGCCAAAAAAACAACGAATAAACAACGGAATGGCACTCTTTGAGAAAGGCAATAACATAGGGAATAGATTCACAAGCGAAAACCAGCCAAAGAAAAATGGTCGGAAGCCCTCAATGTATAAACAGCTCAAAGAGCTTACAGGTAAAAAAGTAGATTATGAGCTGAGCAAAGAGGACTATTATAAAACAATTCGGTTTCTTCTTGAACGCTCCAAAGGAGAGCTAAATAAAATCATGGCTGACGCAAACAGAGAAGATAGCACTACTCCTATTTGGGTGTGCAATATTATCAGTGCAATCTTCACAGATATTCGCTTTGGTCGGACTTCAACGGTTGAAATGATATTCGATAGAATTTTTGGCAAAGCAGCCCAACCGATAGAAGGGGATATAAACGCTAATGTGTCTGGTGGACTGGAGCCGGATCTATCCAAACTTTCAACCGAAGATCTTTTGGTTTATCATGGACTATTGGAAAAGATGAATGGCAAAAAATAAAAACATACAAATACCAATGGCTCTTGCAGTCAAAATAGAGCTGTTTAAACGTGGCTGTTTTGACTTCATTACTGTTAAGGATGGAAAGAAACACGAAAAGCAGGAAAAGGCTTTGCAGATCCTTACAGACAATGAGCACGCAGAGTTTTTGTATGGTGGTGGTGCTGGTGGTGCTAAGTCGTGGACTGGTGCTGCCTGGCTTCTTTTTATGTGCCTTTGTTATCCAGGTTCCAAATGGTTTATTGGTCGAGCTGAGTTAAAGCGTATTACCCAATCTACCTTAATAACGTTCTATAAGGTTTGTAACCAATACGGAGTAGAAGATACTTTGTACAAATACAATGGGCAGTATAACTATATAGAGTTTTACAACGGATCCCGTATAGATTTGCTGGATTTGATGTATAAGCCTGGAGATCCTTTTTATGAAAGATACGGATCTATAGAATATACTGGCGGTTGGATAGAAGAAGGTGGAGAAGTAAACTTCGGTGCTTATGACACTCTTAAAACTCGTGTAGGTCGCCACTTGAATAATGAGTTAGGGTTAAAACGAAAGTTGTTTATCACGTGTAACCCTAAAAAGAACTGGATGTATGATACCTTTTACACTCCATTCAAGAAAGGCATATTGCCTGAGTATATGTACTATCTGGGTTGTTTGGTACAAGAAAACCCCTTCATAGATCCAGACTACATAGAAGGTTTGAGAACAACCAAAGATAAGGTTAAAAGAGAACGTTTGCTAAAAGGTAATTGGGAGTATGACGACAACCCCAATGCGCTTTGTTCTCACGATGCGATCACAGCCATTTTTAATAATCTGCTATCAATAACCACTGGGAAGAACTATATAACAGCAGATATAGCCCGATTTGGATCCGATTACGCCCGGATTTGCGTTTGGGATGGTTATACGATCATAGACTTAAAATGCTTTCCACTAAGTAAAACTACGGACATACAGAAATGTATTCAACACTTCCAGAAAAAATACAGAATACCTAAATGGCGGTGTATCGCTGATGAGGACGGTGTAGGTGGTGGCGTGGTGGATAATTGCGACATACAAGGCTTTGTAAATAACAGTCGTGCTTTAAAGGATGAGAACTACCAGAACTTGCAAACACAATGCGGTTACAAGCTGGCAGAACACATAAACGCCTCAGAGATTGGGATCAATGAGGAACTGTTAAGCTCGGCAGACAAAGAGCAAATTATCCTTGAACTGGAGCAGTTGCAAACATGGGATGTGGACGGAGAAGGCAAATTAAAGCTAAAACCGAAAGAGGAAATCAAGCAGGAAATTAGATGTTCTCCAGACTGGCGAGATGTGTTTTTAATGCGCTGTTGGTTTGACTATAACGAGTATGATATACCAGATGATATAGAAGCAAGATTAGGAGTTATTTAAAAATTTGAATTATGGGATTTTTTAATGTTATCAAGAATGAGGTAAAAGCTGCTGTAGGTTATCAACAGAATTTTACAGCTTTGTTGGAGGCTAAGGATATTTCAAGAGCCTTAAACTATATGCAAGATCGCTCCGGCTTTGCTGAAAAAGCCTTGCTGGAGTACAAGGTAGAAAACCATGAGGTTATGAAAAGGCAGGATAAAGCCGTTTATGATAAGAAAGGGAATTTTCTTAGATGGCAAAAGCGTTGGAAAATTCCTATCCCCTATCAGTCTTTCATCAATGAAATTGCGCTTGTTTTCTTATATGGTAGACCCGTAAAATGGACGCAAAGAAGCAAAGGTACTGATTATGCTTTTGAGCAATATATAAAACTGCTGGAGCATTTACGCTTCAACGCCAATGTAAGAGAGGCTAAACGTGTTGCTGGTGCTGAGGGTACTTCCGCTATGCTATTTCATGTGTTCCGAAATAAAGAAGGAAAACCAGATGTATTATTGAATGTGTTATCTAAACAAAACGGTGATGATATTTACCTTATCAAAGATCAGTATAAGCGTATGACTGCTTTTGCTTGGGGGTATTATCTGAATGAATCCGGCAATCGGAGCATCTACCATGTGGATATTTACAAAGATGATACGGTTTACTACTGTAAGCGTGTTAGTGTAGGTTGGGAAGTGAAGGCAATCCCTAATGTGATAGGGAAAATTCCCGTTATCCTCTTTGAACAAGAGTTAGAGCATGAAGGAACACAGCCCATGATACACCGTGTAGAAAGCATGGAATCAACAGATGCAGATGTAAATGATAGATTTGCTAACCCGGCAATGGTAGCAACCGCAGAAGTGCTTAACAGCTTGCCTAAAGCAGAAGAAGAGGCAAAACTATTCATTCTAAAGGAGGGTGGCAAGGTTGAATATCTTACATGGGATCAGGCTTCACAAAGCAAGGCAAATGAATACGAACGGCTGGATAAGCATATTCTTTCAAAATCTTTTACTCCTAACATAGATTTTGACAATATGAAGAGTTTGGGCAATCTGTCTGCTAAAGCTATCAGAAAAGTAATGCTGCTTGCAGTGATTAAGGCTGAGAAACGAAAGGAAACCCACGATAATTACATGAATAGAACGGGTAATTTGCTACGTGCTATTCTTGGTAATGTTTTGGACTACCAACACAAAGCCGAATATGAAGCATTACAGTTAGGGCATGAGTTTCAAGAACCATTCGGTGAAGATGTGAGCGATATTCTTGCTGATATATCAAAGCAGTATAACGATGGAGCGATAAGCCGACAAACTTATGTGGAAATGAGCTACCTTATCAAAGATGCAAAAACGGAAATTGAGCGTTTGAAGCAGGAAGATTTAGAAGCCATAGCTAAACAGCAGGAGTTAAACAGAATAGATGTGTTCGGTGGAGGTGAATAATGGCAAAGAAAGTAAAACCATCAGAAACAAAGTACCATTGTAGGGATTGCAAGCACTCTTACGACTGGCACGAGAAGGATTATAAAGGTGAGTTCTTCCTTTGTCGGTGTCCTTTCTTCAAATACTCTAAATTCTTAAACAAAGATCACTGTGAACACTTTGAGTTAAAGCGCAATGGCAAAAACTAAATACGTCAATTCCACGCAGCTACAAAAAGAGCTGTTTAAACGTACAGAAGGGTACGCAGCTAATGTACGTGCGATTTATCAAAACTACTTACTCCAGATTATTAACCTGGTAAAAGGTACGGAGTTGGAAGAAGGTAAACCGTTCTCTTTCTCCGAATATGGCTATAGTGATGAGGCTACAGCCATATTTAGAGAAATGTACAGCCGTTTGTATCAAGAAATAAGGAATGACGTGCAAAATGAATGGCTGCTTTCCAACCAACATAACGATGAGCTGGTAAAAAGTGTGTTCGGTGAAAACTCTATCAATGATAACCACTTTGCCCGATTCTTTAAGCGCAATATGGAGGCTATGGACGCTTTCTTTGCTCGGAAAACTGGAGAAGAAGGGCTAAGCCTATCGCAAAAGGTATGGAGGTACACAGGACAATTTAAAGAAGAGCTTGAAAACTGCTTGGATTTGGCTATAGGAGAGGGTACAGGAGCCAACAAGTTAGCTTCCAAAATACAGACCTACCTACAAGATCCTGATCGCTTTTACAGAAGATTCAGAATAAAGGTCGGTGAGGATGAAAACGGAAATACTGTGTATGGTCGTGTATGGAAACGTAGGGTATATGATAAAGAAACCGAAAGTTATAAATGGGTAGATGATAACCCAAAGAAATATCATCCTGGACGTGGTGTATATAGATCTTCATACCGTAATGCCCAACGTTTGGCACGTACAGAAACCAATATAGCCTACAGAACTGCTGATTTTGAACGATGGGGGCAATTAGATTTTATAATTGGCTATGAAATCAAGCTGTCAAACAACCACCCATGCCATGATATTTGCGATGAGCTTGCTGGCAAATATCCCAAAACGTTTAAATGGACTGGTTGGCATCCGAATTGTCGGTGCTACATGATCCCTATTTTAGCTGGTGAAGATGATATAGAGGATATGCTTAACAAGATCCTGGCTGGAGAAGATGAAGAAATAAGCAAGAAAGGGCAAATAACGGAGTTTCCAGATGAATTTGTGCAATGGGTAAAGGATAACGAAGATCGCATGAATGAAGCCAAAACAAAAGGCACTCTACCCTATTTTGTCAAGGATAACTATACGGATATAGAAGAAATCTTGCATCCTCTCACACCTGAGCAAAAACACTACAAAGGGCTGGTTGCCCAATATGGGGAAGAAAACGTACAAAAGCTATATGAGGCTTTCGATTCATTCAAAGCCAAAATCTCTACTGGTGATTTGGAGTATCAAATCAAGAAGCTAAAGTTTGAGGCTAATTGGGTTGAGGAAAAGAATAAATTCCCGACTTCTCCCGAAATGGTGAAAATGCTTAAAAAAGAGCTGGCTATAGTTGAGGCAAAATTTCAATACCAACAAGCCGTAAATGCTGCCAAGCCTATTTTGAACTATAAAAGCAAGAGTAAACCGTTAAACTTGATTCTGGCAGAACTGAATGAGGCTATAGCCAATGAAGCGACTGCAAATGAGATACAAGCCTTGACAGCAAAAGCAACTGCCAAAATACAAGAGATAGAAAAGGCTCGGCTCCCAAAGCTGGTTAAACAAGGTGCAGACGGATCCACTTTGGATCTTTACGCAACAGAAAAAGAAAAGCAGGAAATAGCAAGGCTCCAATCTGAATATGATAAGGCTATGGATCTATACGGCAGTCAGTGGAATAGTGAAGTAAGTGCTTGTTATGTCCGGCTTGCTGATTATAAAAAGGAGTTGGCTTTAAAATATGTGTCAAAACAAGGCAAGCTGGTTAAGCTGAATGGAGAAACTGAGGAATTGGCAAAAAAAGCACTGGAAGAGTATATAAATGCGCCAGTTAATCATAGTGCTAATAACGCCATCGGTGGACGCTGGCAGAACTATAGTAGTGAAGCTGGAGCAATGGAGCGTTATAGCAAAAAAACGGGTATATCCGTAGATGAGCTTGCTTTGATAAACCGCTATACATACGGCTCCAAGTGGTGTAATAATTACGGTTATGGTATTGTAGATCCGTACTTTGGCAAAATACAAGATTATGGGGGATTATGCCAAAAATATTATCCGGCTTGTAATGCTGCCTTAGAAAAAATGCCTCGCTATAATGGTACTGTATTCTCTGGTATCTGCTTTGACGCTATGAAGCTGGATAAGTATATTCAAGAAATGAAAGCGTGTCTATCATCCGGGCAACCCTATGTAAACAAAGCCTTCATGTCCTCTACTACCAATATTGATAGAACTGCTATCTTTGGAGATAATCTAATGCTGGTTATCAAAAGTAAGAAGGGTGTAGATGTAAAAGCCATTTCCCTTTATGCAAGTGAAGATGAAATTGTGTTTCGTGCCGGATCCCGTTTTAAGGTGCTGAATGTTTATCAGGAAGAAACACGAAAATACGGCTTTGGAAAAGGCTGGGTAGTTGAGCTGGAAGAGATATAAGAAAGAGCCATTACCAACGCTGGCAATGGCTCTGAACTGCCTAAAGCAGCTATCATCAGCTCTCAACAGATGAAAACATATTATTATCCCCTATCAGATTGCAAATAAAGCGTTTTCCGGCATCCGTCCAAACAGTTGTGAACATATTGCTTATTCTACCGTCCTTTTTGTTGTAACAAAGTGCTTTTGTCGTGATGTAACCTTTGGTATGAAACGCTGGGGATAGTAACCACTGGTTTTGTTGTCTATAAAGCACTCCTTTTTCTGAAAGCAAACGATTCAATTTGCAAGCACTCATATTTAATAATTTGGCTATTTCAGTGGTAGTATAAGTACGTTCACTGAGCAAAATGTTATCGGCATACTCAACTTTTGGGGCTTGTGCCTCCAGTCGCTCCATTTGCTTAAAATTCTCCTTTAGTAATTTACGGTGTTGCACCTCATAAGCCTTATTTCGTACCTCCAGATCCTTCACCTTTCTACGCTCATCCTTCAAAGCCGTTAATAGCTTTATGGCATTTTCGGGATCGGCTAATATGGAATCAATGGTTTGTGTGGTTGCAGTCATTCCATACCTCATTAACTCCTTTATCCGATCATTGCACCAAATAGCAAACTGAGGACTGAGCCAACGGGCAAACTCCAAAGCTACATCTTCGTGAAACCATGTGCCAGGATTGTTACCGCCTTTTGTAACTCTCACTAAATCAGCCAAAGCAAGATTTCTTGCTTTGGATAAAGCTCTTAAAAATTCATTCGTTTGTTGATTGTTAAGCCAAAACTGAGGACGTTTAGCATTATCAAACGGCTTAGCCATTTGCGTAGCATTTACCATTGTAACCCTTCCTATCTGGAATGTGATAGGGCTACCGTTGTATTGAAACACCTGATTATCCATAAATAGCCTCCTTTGTTCTTGTTTGCATTTCTAATTGAGCTGTAAGCCGTCCTATCTCTCTGTTTAATCGCTCTATGATCTCGTTCTTTTCTACGAGCATGGAGTAAGGAACTAACTTTTTCTCATTGATAAACCGGGCTACTTCTTTTGCTACATAAGAAGGAAGCTTGGCAGGATTAGATTCACTCGTTAAGTGAGTGTTACTCGTTTGGCTGGTACTGTTATTCGCAGACAAACTTTTACTCTGGTTACGCATTTTATTAAAAGTTTGTAGCGGTGAAAAAAACGGTTTTCACCTTTCCCGTTGCGTTACACCAGAGTAGGCAGTGGGCGCATTAACGCTCCACACGGGGGTATGAAAACCGCTATATTATATAGGCGAGGTCAAGCACAAAAAATACCTGGCAACATGTTTGGCAGGCTTCCCTACCTACTCTAAATGTAACGCACTACAAACATAGTGCTTTAGTTCGATATTGGCAAACATTTTATTTATAAAGTTCTGTGTTATAATGATTTTGGTGTATATAAACACCGCTTTATAAGTATTTTTTTAGTTTATTAAGCCTATCCTCATACTCTCGGTATGATCCGAATACCTCTAAGGCTTTATGAATAACCCTTCCTTCATTTTCGTAATCTTTAGCCTTATGATATAGTACCATGAGCCTTTTAAAAGCATGGTGGGCAGGATAACCCAACTCTATATTTTCCTCATATACCCTAATAGCTGATTTAACTTTACCAGCTCTCTCATAAGCAATACCACGATTATTTAATTTGGCACATTTATTCAGAGCTTTTGCTTTCTCTTCATACTCGTACTTCTGGTTAAGGGCTTCTTGGTATTCAAATTTGGATAACTCTACAAACTTATCTCCATTTAAAATAGCAGATAGTACACGTTCTGTTATAGCCTGGTAAGCGATCCCCAGCTTTTGAGCCTCTTTAATCGGTACTCTCATAAAAATGCTATTTCAATTCAACAACATCGAACCACTCAATTCCTCTCCAATGAAATCGCTTAGTAACTTCATCCCAATTCGCGCCACAAATATATAAAGTTATATCCTCTGTATTAAGCCCATCAAAAGAAATAATATTAGTCGTTATCGGCATGGGTGCCCCCAATGTTATTTCTTTTAAATTATCGCAAGAATAAAAAACTTTAGAATCTATTTCGGTAACACATGGAAAAGAAACTTTTTCAAGCAAATCACAACCACTAAAGATTTCATCTGCTAAGTTTGTTAGCTTTGGCATATCTATTTTTGCCAATTTATCACAAGCAACAAAGGCTTCATCATCAGAAGTTTTCAATTTGGGAAGTGATATACTGGAAAGATTATCGCATACCCGGAACGATTCTTTACCTATTTTTTCAACGAGTGGTAAATTAACACTAATAAGATTTTCACAAAACATAAAAGCACGATCTTCTACAATCGTTGCATTAGGGGCTTCAAATGATTTCAACCACTGATTTGTATTCCATGCTATGCCATCATTATAGGCAAAGATACCACCTTTTACTGTTTTTGTATCACTCAAAACTATTTTCTCAATAGAAGGCAATACCTCATTAATCGTTTTTAAAGTATTCCAATCGTCATTAGTCAACTCACCAGATACAATAATAGATTTTGCTGTTTGTTTATCAGAAATAGCCTCTATCGCTTTCTCTACATTTCCCTTGTTGCCTGATTCTGGTACATTATTTTCGTTATCAGAACAACCAGTTATCAACAATACAATAACTAAACTTAATAATAAATTTTTCATATCGTGCAATTTATAGGTTAATAATCCATTAAAAATGGCTACCCATAAACCCACAAAAAAACGTGGGCTTACCCTGTACGATCAAGAAGCCGACCAAAGCTCACAAACCTATACAAAAGTAATGCCCACGCTACACGGCATGGGCATTAGCTTATTGTTACTTTGAGGTTTGTTTATGAAATTGGTCGTTTCTTGATCCTCACAACAATAGCCAATGCTATATTAGTTCATATTTTATTTCTAACTGCAAATATAGTTCTATTTGTGAGAAATTTAATCCGTTTATGTTATTAATTTAGGCACGACACAAAAAAGAGGAAGGTTTTACACCTCCCTCTTACCTGTTTCAAACGATTTTTCCCAGTTGGTTGTATCTCCTTCTGGATTCGGGCTTTTACCTGGTAAATGCTCTGATAATAGTTGCTCTTTCCATTCCTTGTACGCTTCATCTAAAGGCTTTTTTGTGTCGCAAGCATCCAAGTAGGAATAATGAAACTCCTTCTCATACTCCCAAAAAGAAGCTGCCAAAGGGTGAAAAGTATCACTTTTATACGGATTCTCTTTTTCTCCTTTGTACCAATGGTAATTTGAATAATCTTCCGTTATGCCAGAAAAAAATCCGGCTTTGTTCCAGTTATCAGCCATCTTATTTATTGTTTAAGTTATGATAGAAGTTACCTATAACATCAAGCATATCAGTAGGCAACAAATTGAATACATGATCTACTATTTCTTCAGGGATCTCATAGATAGCTGCTGCCATAGATCCTACAATAGCACCGATAGTGTCGCTATCACCTCCCCACGAAATAGCCTTCCTTATTGCATCCTCAAAAGAATTACTGGAAATGATAATTTTCAAGCAAATAGGTACAGTTCCCTGGCAAGTTTCATCAAATACCCCAGCGTAATAGTTTCCGATCATAAACATAGGATAGTACGTTTGCATTTCGTTTTCAAGCCCGGATAGGTTTTTGGTAGTGCGCAAATAGTAAATAGCGTGCGCAATCGCTACAGCTCCTTTTATACCTTCCGGGTGGTTATGGGTTACGATAGCGGTTTCTTCCGCTTCTTTCTTCACTCTATATAAGTCGTCAAAGAACCAAGCTACGGGGCTAACCCTCATTGCAGAACCGTTACCGAAGCTATTATATGGTTGTGGTGTATCTGAGGCTATCCAACGTGCAAAGCTGTTTCCGTATGCTCCTTTAGGGTTTGGATATTTTCTACACCATTTCAGTAACGTATCTTCGTAGTGTTCCCCATTGTTGATAGCGTCCGCAATAGCAATAGTACAAATCGTATCATCTGTAAAAGTGCTTTCTTCCGTAAACAACTCAAAGTTATAATTATCCGTATTGTTAAACTCAAATCGTGAGCCTACAATGTCACCTATTATTGCACCTAACATTGTTATTCCTCCAACTCTGTTATTATGGTTTGCTTTATTTTTTTTATCTCGGATCCAGGGAATTTTACAGCTTCTTTTTCTGCAAGTTCTCTATAGCGGAAAAGGTGTACATCATCAAATGTACTGAGGTAATAGCTTGTAAATTGTGGCTCACTCCATTCACTCACATATTGATCTCCACATTGAATACAGAACTCATGTCTTATCCTCTCTTTTTTCATAAACTACCTCCTTTTTTAAAATTACCTCTAAAAGTTTTTTTTCGCTTAATAAATCCCATACGGATTGTACAATACTTGTTTTGATACTCAACCCGACTTAGATCTACGTTCCAAAGACTTTCTTTCTTGATACCTATTTGTTCCTCTGAAAGCTCGTCAAAGATCGCAGCAATAGAGCCGAAATAGAAGTGTCTTTTTCCATTGTACGGCTCTCTCAATTCTACATGAATAACTTTCGGTAATTTCATAACGATTTATTTTATTGGCACATCTAACAAAACATATTGAGGACACTCGCCATTAATAAAATCAATCGCCAAAGCAGCAATAGCACGACTTTGTACGCTGCTCAATGCCTCTAATTTGGCGTTGCTTATGTTACCAGTTTTATTCTTTAGGATCTCTATCGCTTTTTGATAGCCTTCTATTACAGAGGCATTTTCAGGAATAGCCATTCTCGGATTTGCTAACTTGCTTTCGAGTTTAGCGATTGTTTCTATAATCTCTTTGTCAGTTCTCATAATACAAATATAGTTTATTCTATTAAGTATAACAAATAAAATACTACTTCTTTTTACTTAGTAAAGTAACGTGCCGTTTTAGTTCTTTATGTAGATACTTGTTTTCGCTCTGTAGCTCTTTTATGATAGAATTACGCTTTTCAAGTTCTTTGTTATATCGTTCACGTTCAAATTGAGCAAACGTAAGATCCTCATTCCTACAAGTACAATCCCGTATATCATTGCTTAAAACAACAGCCCAACAACAAGGTATTAAGACTTTGCCAGCTTGCTTATCGTATATGTAATGGCACTTACTCAT